TGCCAGCCATGATCATTGTGTTCCACCATCCCATCTTAGTATCCTCGATAGCCCGATAGGGCTGCTACAACAACCGGGTCCAACTCCTCCAACGCTTCTCCTCCGTCAACATGCATCACCATATAGCGGGTCGTATCCATGCCATGATTATCTTTGTCCACTGGCAACTCCCCTACCTTGCGGCCTTCCCTGGTATCCCATTCGTAACTCTCATATTCACTTGTGGTACAAAGCGGGAGCTTCTTTTGCTCAAGTACCGGGTCAGTCTCTACCAGGCTATCACGCAGGTAGAACAGAGTAGGTCTGCCGCGCCGGTCGCTGCGTAATCGCTTCTTCACGGCCTTAATACCCACGTCGATAGACTTCGATGCCGGGGTAGTGCTCATGCCGCTATGCTTCTCAAATGTGGCCCTATCTCCTGCGTCATGGTCACAAATCACAGCAACGGGTCGGGGGTCGCCTGCTGTCACCTGAAGGACTTGTCGGGCCAGGTCCTCAACCAGCATCCCTGTTCTATATATCTCACGATAGCAGTACAGGTCACCATCATGTGACTCGGCGAATGCTGACCAACATGCAGGGTTACGGAAGCCCCAATCAATCGCCCAGTAGCGCGGCCAGAGCGGGGGGATCTCAAAACGATCAATAATGTGTACCGATGGATCCCACTCGTCATAGACCGCTCCCTCGGCAGAAGCCCACTGCCCGAGCCTATAGCGCCTGTACCATACGCCGGTCAGTGCGTCCAGGGCTGCCATGTCCTCGGGCATCACTGCCGGGTTATCCGCGTGTCGTGAGTGGAGCATCAGGGTTTGCCCACGGTCACATCTAGCTTTTAACCAGTGATTCGCCCGGCCTGGGTTACAGTCGGCTAGCATCTGCTGGTAGGGCATGTGATGCCAGCGCATACGGATACTGAGCGCCTGCCAGTCATCTTCTGAGAGTTCGGTCGCTTCCTGGGGATAGATCATATCCCACTCTGAGGACATCACTTTCTGAGGGTCATCCAGCCCTGCCACTGCGATGATAGAGCCGTTGGGGTATTCATACTGCTGATCGGTCGTGTTGAAGTGGATGAGGTTGTCAAGCCAGCCCTGGGGTAATACCTTCTTCTCGTATGTCACCATGCCGGTCTGGCGCAGGCTCTTCATCGTCTTACGCAGCATGAGGCCGCGAGCGCCTTTGTAGCGATCCATGCAGTAGTGCAGCTTCTCAAGCGCGGCGCGACTTTTGCCAGTGTTACTAGGTCCACAGAGTAATAGCTCCCGCCTTGAAGAGTACCAGGCTTGCCGCGCTGCCCCGTAGGGCGTGTAGGGCGCTCGTTCCTTTGGCCTGGTTAATACTAAGGCAGGGGCTGCTATCACGGTTCTGAGCCCTCCTTAGATGGATCGAAGTCAACGTATTCTTTCGGGAGGATCACATTCAGGTTCGCACTCTCACGGAATCCAGGGATGCGCCAGGACATGAGACGCAGGAGGACTGTATCACTGTACTCTCGCTCTATAATCATCTTGCCATCGACATAGACGGGCTTGCCCATACTTACCTTGATGCGTTCCACGCCTTTGACGGCTCGCTGCCAGGCAGCGCCAAGGAGCATATCGTTGGCTGCTGCATCGGCCTGGTTGAGACGGAAGGAAAACTCTTCGTCGTGTTCTTCCCAGTAGCGCACAGTATTGGGGTCAATGTTGGCTTGCATACACGCGAGCGTTTTATTGGCATTGAGCTTATAAGAAGTAAGGAACGTCTCCTGGGCAATCTTGCGCTGCCTTTTACTCATGCGTACACCCTGGGGCCGGGTACTTGTGCGCGTGGAGGAGTGAGACTTATGAGACTGTTCAGGCATGCATAGCCTCCTCCTGGCGCGAGAGCAGGGTAGTTTTGCTCAGAATATGAGTAGAGATGTGAGATGCGATAGATTGCATAAAGCGAGGTGGAACTGAATTACCAATGCGCTCTCTGCCATGCTTTCTATCAGTCCATTGGAAAGCATCAGGAAATGATGCGACGCGAGAGGCTTCCTGAATGGTCAGATTGCGGATGCCTGCTCGTATTTTCAATTGGAAATCAGAGGCAGTTTTTGTTAATGTCACACAAGAGCGAGAGGCAGGAACCCAGGGATTAATTTTCATGCTTCTGCTAGCAATAGCATCAGGAATGATAGCCTTGAGAGGAATAGGCTGGCTCTCTATTTGTGGATGACTTGACTCTACCTCAAGATCATTCCGCACGCCGATAAAGATCACTCGTTCTCTGCTCTGAGGCACACCAAAATACATAGCATTCATCAACTGGCATTTCACCTGATAGCCTGATGCTTTGAGTTCTCGCATGATGAGTGCAAAGACATGCTTCATATGTCCTTTAATCAAGCCTGATACATTCTCCATGACAAAGACTTTCGGCTTGAGTCCTCGCAGAAGTCGTATATACTCTTTGAACAAGCTATTGCGTGGATCATTGAATTGCCGTTTACCGGCAGTAGAGAAGCCCTGACAAGGCGGTGAACCATCCAGGATATCTAGTTCATCCACCTGTAAGCCAGTGAGGTCTAGCAGCTCCTCAGTGGTCACAGTGGCGATATCACGATGAAGGACAGGAGTACCAATATGATTGAGGTGATAGGTCTGTACTGCATTCTCATCCCATTCAATCGCTGCAAGCACTTTACCACCAGCCCATTTATAACCAAGCGATGAGCCACCTGCACCTGAAAAAAGTGAAATCACTGTAAACTTGTAAGGTCCAGGAGGATTGATAGGCTTATTGATGAAGTCAAGCATCTTTCTTGCCTCCATCCTTCAAGCAGAGTTTGCCACATTGCTGGCAGAGTTCCGTATTCATGCCTTCTTCTACTGACTCATCAAACTCTTTGAAATGCACATCAGGAGCACCATCACCATTGAGCATCTCAGTGCCTAGACTCTCCAGCATCTGCCGCAGCGTCTCATCATCGCTACCGAGCGCTGCCAGGTCAAACCCTGCGTTTTGCTGCTCTTGCAAGAGTTGGGCGAGCAGTGCATCATCGTCACTCGCATGCTGTGCGATATTGTTATCAGCGATCAGGATGGCGTCTATCTCAGTTTGTGGTGTATTCTGTGGCAGCACATCGGCGCGTATCTCAGTGACGCCGCGCTGTCTCATCGCCTCAATGATGCCGTGTCCTGCGACCGTGACATATTTGCCGCATGGTCTAGACCAGAGGACAACGGAGCGATATTGCGAAAATCTTTCATGACTCGCCTTGAGCATTTCAATTTGAGAATCAGGATGCTGGCGATAATTGCGATCATGAGGCTTGATAGCATCTATGGGGATGAGAGCGTTGGTGATCTTGCTCATGCGGCCACCTCCGCTACCACAGTACGCACCTCGTCCAAGAGTGCCACTCCTGCGGGGGTAAGCGCTGCCACATCAGCCATAGCATCCAGGTAGTGCAGCACATCCATCAGGACATCACCACGTTTCATGTACTCGCTCAAAAGTTCGTTATAGTGCTTGGGTTCGATAGTAGCGGGATAGAAGACGCCAGGGATAGCAGCATTGAGAGTAATCATGGGCTGAGAGAGCGGCACCGGGGCGAACAGCCAGCACATGCAGAACTCAGGAGCATCAACGGCTTCAAGGTCATCCATGCCGATCAAGATAATGCCGGTGTAGCCCTTGGCTTTCTTGCAGAAGGCGCACCAATCAGTGATGTGCAGGTTCTTGATGCGCGTCGGCCTGAAGGTACAGGTACCAAGTCCGGTAGTGAATGCTAAGGAGGTGGGCGCTTGCTCAGTCATTCGGCCTGCTCCATCTCATCGTGCCAGGTGAGAGTATAGTGGCCTATCGTATGAAAACTTTCCTCCAAATCTGAGAGAGTGGGGAAGTAGCACATGAAACTGCGATCAAGGATGCACGCGCCGTTGGGGAATTGCACGCCCATGAGTTCCTTCTTCTCCTGATACTCCAGCCTGCGGACAGGATTAGCACTCTTGAGCTTGGATTGATCGAACTTGAGCGTGAAGGCGCGTGGCTCATCCTTGCGCTTCCATAGCTTGGTAGTAGCATCTAAGTGGTTAATGGGTTGGATGCTCAAAGTAAGCGACCTCCTTCAAAGAACTCATGAGGCAACTTATCATTCTTCCTCAGATTGCACGTTGGGCAAGCAAGTACAAGGTTGCTAATATCATTAGAGCCACCGCGACTCAGAGGAATAACATGATCAATATGATAGATATATCTACCCTTCACACACTGAAATCTGACATGACCACAAGCCGCATAGTAGCAGCAGTGCTTTTGCTTCTTCAACAAGGCTTGGATTTGTGCAGCAGTATAGTCACCTAAAGCAGCCTTGTTACGAGAACGCCGCCTGTGATGGCGTATATGACTTCGTTCGCGGACTTCCGGACGATTTCGATAAACACGGTTATATTCCCGGACTTCTGGACGACTGCGATAGGCTCTTTTGAGAACATGGGTTTCCGGACGACTATAATAGGATTTCAAGCGTTCCTGCACATCTGGACGGTTGTTATAGGCTATCCTATAGTTATAATCCCGCTCTTTGACATCTGGACGGTTCAGATAGGCTTTCTGACGGGCACGCTTGCGCTCTCGCGTTTCCGGACGACTGGCATAGACTTTCTGACGGGCACACTGACACTTCTTACATAGGGGCATCAAGCCACATTTTGCATGTTTAGTACGATGAAAGAACTCTGACGTGGCGGGAAAGAGGATATCGCAGACAGTACAATGCTTCATGAGGTTGTTATCAGGGGAATCAGGGCGTAGAATATCCATGATGCATCTCCTCCAAAGATGTATCCACGCCTGGGGGTGCTGTAAACACCGCTCAGGCAACATACTATTTATGGGTTTATTATAGCATAAATCCGCATGGGAAGCAAGTTTAGGCATATTCTACTTTCCAAGGCATATCGGGTTTACGCCATGTTTGTGTGGTGGCATCAAGATGAGAGTGTGTGGTCATGGCTGCACCGGCTTCCCGTAATTGTCTGCGGTAGTTGGCTTTACGAGTTGAGCGACAGTTGTATGCATCTCATGAGGCGTGGGGATAGACGCAGGAGCAGAGATATGGACAGAGAACACTTGCCCACACTGCGAACAACACCATCGACGATATGGCCCGTCTTCTCGCATCAGCGTAAAGGAAGTCGAGCAGCAATAGAAGATCGTCGTGTTCAATCCTTCCACCTCCGTTGAAGCCTGACGAGAGAAGCGCGGGCAATGGCGTTTCAAATTGCTACTCCTTTACCAGATGTTCCAATGTTTCGCATTGTGTTTCTAACCATGCAAGCAGATTGAGCGCGGTACGAGGCGACATATTGATGATGCGAGCGCGCTCAATCCATTTGCTTCCAGGGTGGACGAGCGTTACTGCATAGCGTGTCCGACGCTTAAAGCTATCATCGGGTTGACGCTCAAAATGGTAGTAATGTGAGTTCAGTTCCACCTCAAGCGGGCTATGCTCCTCTTCACTGATAGAGGTGGTGTGTTGTTCAATGCCAACCTCTGTGCTCATCGCATCCTCCATTTCCGTTTCAGCAGGACGAGGCGCAC